CCCGCGCCGGAAGGCCGCTACCTCGGCAGTGTTGATGACATCGCCCTTCAGGATGCACACCTCGCTGTTCCCCCACGGCACGCACCTCCCGCTGAGGAAGTTGCCGCCCGAGGAGTTCTTGTAGGTGATCGTTTCGTGTTCCGCGTACACCAGATTCGTGGACATTTTCGGTTCCTTTCAAGGGTTAGAGATTCCACAACCGCCCCGCCAGCAGGGAGGTTCAAGGTCAGGGTGCTTACGCGCCGTCGTTCTTCGAGATTCCCCTCCATTCCAGCGCCGCGAAACCGAAGTCGAGGTACGCAACCCACTCGATGCCCAGGATCGAAGTGCCTTCCAGGCGGGTCATCACAGGGGTTCGGTTCCCCTGGAGGAAAATCACATGGAAGGAATCGATCGCACTATTGGCTGCGATCATGTACCAGGCCGTCGTCGAACCGCCGGGGAGGAGGTCGAGGTTGGGCTCGAACACCGGTCGGAGACTTTGCACCCATTCGAGACGCCCGTTGGCGGCAGCGGTGGGTACGAACGAGGCGTTCAGCTCTTTGAGGATGAGCTGTTCCTGTGTCACCGGGGCGAGAATGATCGACGGGGTGAGGTTGAGGATCTGCTTTCCGGCAAGACCCTTCTGGAGCCGCAGGTTTTTCCGCTGAACTCCCAGAGAGGTCTGGGAGACGACGGTTCCAGGGCCAGTGACGAGGTTGTTGTGAGTGGCATGGAAAACTGCCAGGCCGTCTTCCTTCATGAGCGGGTTGGAAAGCAGGAAGGCATACGCACGAGTGTTGATCGTGCGAGCGCAAGCCGCCCCGAAGAGCTGAGGAATCCTGGAGAACCCGCCGAGGTCATCATTGATGAACGCCTCACGGGAGATACCGAACCGGCGAGCGAACGTGCTCACCTTGTACTCCTCTTTCTTGTCGATCACAGTGCTTTCCTGGATCGGAGTCAGTTCGGCCAGGGGGAGGAACTCCTCAGCCTCGGACATCTTCACCCGAGTGTTGATCTTGAAGTCCTTGACATCGAGCGTCCCCATCCATTGATTCCAGGTTCCCGGGGTTTCGTTGTACCCGGCCACAAGGCTCTTGTTTGCGATGTTCTCCAGAAGTTCGGGGAAGTCGCTCGTGGAGTGCTGAAAAGCACGCTTGGAGACGAAGGAGAAGTTGTAAAGCTGGTCTCTCGACATACCGGCGCACTGCCTAAACCCTTCGGATACCAGGACGTTCCTCACCATCTCGGCGAAGGGGAGGTCGGCCGGGATGTCCGTCGGGATCTTGAGAGCACGAACCTGCTCATTGATCGAGAGCGAGTTCATCACCGGGGAAGCCTGCCGGAAAAGCATGTCGGCGTACCCGACAGCCAGCTTACGGTGAGGGGGTTCGCCGACGTGCGCCGCCCCTCTACGGGTGACAGGCTCGCGCTCGAGCATCGCCGTGAGCACCTCTCCTCGAGCTTCTTCCAGGGAAGCACCCCGCTCGAGCCACCCCTCGAAGAGCTTGGGGCTCTTGGAGAGCTTGCCGAGGTTGTACATCTCCCGGAGATCGGCCTCACTCCGCCTTCCCGGAGGGGGAAGCTTGTCCTTCTTCACCGGCTTCGGCTTCTTGGGCTTGGTACGACCCCCGCCCTCCCCTTCCTCCTCTTCTTCCTCCTCGGTTTCTTCCCCTTCCTCTTCCTCGTCTTCCTCTTCAACGGGCGGGTCGCTCCGCTGAGTGGTCGGTTCGATGCCCTCATCCTCGTCGCCGGGGTGCTCCTCGAAGTACTTCACGGCGGCACTTCGGAGCTGCTCCTCCGTGGCATCCTCGGGCGCCAGGCCCCTCTTCACCAGAATGTCCTTCAGCCACTGTGGCATGACACTATCTCCTTTGGACGTTGCGGACCTACCCACCCCAACACCTTGATCCGCCGGGATTGGGGTGAGCGATATTTCCCGTGGATGCCATTTGGTGATAACGATAAGAGGCCCCTTGAACACCCTGCCCCCTTCGGAGGTCCAGCTATCGCGCCGCGCGATCTCCACTCCGTCGAGAGGCTTGAAAAACAGGCTCACTCCTCGAAGCGAGCCGCCAATCACCTTCTGAAACACCTCTTCGGAGAAGGGGTCTTTGTCGAAAACAATGTCGGCGCGGGTGGTGTGATCGCTATCCACCCGTACATTCTCCGGCCGTCCGATAATCTTGGAAGGGTCATGGTTGAACAAAACGCTCCCGCTCCGCTGGAAAGCATCAAGCTGCACCGCTCCCCGCTCATGGAGAAGCACCACGGGGGGCATCATAGGCCCGTGCGAAATGGGTGCCTCGCTCGCAAAGGACACCGAAACCCTCCGCTGCTCTGCCACTTGTGCAGGCAACGCTCGGATCTCGGAGAACCGTTCTATCCCCTGGGGAAAACGAAAGCCCACGTCGAAGCTCTCGACCGGACTTACTTTCAAACTCCGCTTAGAAGCGGCGCGGAGCTGTTTTCGGCTTCGGTGCCGCTTGCGGTTTTTTGCCATTGGGGGGTCCCTTTGCAGCAGGTTTACTACCGTTTCCGTTTCCGTTCATCGGAGGCGGTGCGAGGGAGGCCTCCAGCTCCATCATGGCCATCGGGTCGGGCGGGAGCACATCAAGCACCACACCCTTCTCCGCCGCGTACAGACGGGCTTCCTCGAGCTGATCGCACACCTCGTAGAAATCAAACCCGTGCTCCGCGCAGACGGTCTGAATGCTCTTGAACCCAGCAAGCACCGCTTGCTTGTCCGCCTCGATGTCCGTCGCGGGATCCACCCAATCCCACCCGTCCGGCCTCCACTCCGCTTTCATCTCCAGGGGATCGCCGGCGGGGAGCTTTCCGACGGCCATTGCCACTTCGATCCACTTCACCCACACCTGCTCGCAGAAATGATCCACCTGGAACTTCTGCCTCGGGCGCCAGTGTTTCCGGTCTTCCAAGGCTCCCATGCGCTGGCTGGAGAAGTTTCCTTCGGAAAAGTCGCGGCACATAAAGGCGTAGGATACGTTAAACCCACACGCAGCCTGTCGGAGCATGACACGGGTGTACGGCTCAAAAGCTGTACTGAGGTTGGGCCCGCCAGTTTTGAGGTCGTCATTCTGTCCCCCCTTGAGGAACATACCGCCTTCGACATGGGTGAGCTGGTTGCCGTCTTTGTCTATCGGCCCCTCGGAGGGAGGGCCTTTCTTGACCCCAGGCATTGGCCCGGGCACCCCTCCGCTCTTCCAGAGGAAAGCATAGGCGGATGCCATCTGCATCCTGGTGAGTTCATAGTCAAAGGCTTTAGCCAGCGAAGCAAGAGAGTTTCCAGAAGAGTGCGCACGAGGGAATCCCCTAACCGAGTCTGTTCGGTTGTTGTCATAAACATGGATCACCCTCTCTGCTGGTATCCTTTTCGGAGTACGATTAGTCATCTCCGCGGGGTCGCCCGTCCAGATATGGTACGCCAGAGTCTCAGAGCCGGGCCCCACTTCCACTCCGTCGAACACCCCCGTACCGTCGCCGTTGTCCACGGTGTGTTCCGCAAGGCGCTCCGCGGAGACCACTTCAAGAGCGAGGGGGATGTCACGATCTGGTGCGTCCACCAGAACAATGAGAAACTCCCCCGCCGCCCAGAGCTCTCTTTCCCCCCTCCACTGCAACTCGTAAAAGCTCCTCTTCCCCGAGGTGTCGCACCCCTTCTGCCACTTTTCCCACAGTTCGGCAATCTTATCCTGGAGAGGAACATTGAAGGTCTTGCCGAGCTGCTTTGCAGCCTGCGGTCGCGCACTCGTGCTGTCCATTGGGTTCCCCTCCGGATCGGCTGGGGGAGGGGTCATGGGGGAGCGTATCCGCTTCATACGGATGCGCGGCTCGGGGCGGATACCGCGACCGATGATAGAGTCGGCCAGTGAGTTGAACAGGCCGTGAATCCAAGCGTTGTTGCGGTCGAGGTCCCTCGAGACGAGGAGGGCTTTCATCCTGCTGTCTCGGATCTCACCGTGCGGACCCCAGTTCTTCGGGATCTCGCGGGCACGGAGCCGGTTGAAGTGCTCCGCGAAGTCGTACGCGGCCCGCATCTGGCAAATCCGAAATCGGTTCTCCCCACGCTTTGCGGCCCACCCTGGAGCCCAACGGAGAAGAAACTGGTCAAAAGCCGTGGGAACGAGGTCGTCTGTGTAAACCGAGTTCATCGATTGGTTCCAAATACGGCCAGCGACACTTGCCCCCCTCCACCATTCGCTTCTGACACCGCGATCTCCGCGTAGTAGGCTCTCACCTCCTGGAGCTGCTTGAGGTTATAAGCAGAGATATCCTTCCCTGCCACGATGTACCGTTGCACCGCTCCACCTCGCATGAGGGTCCAAATCGCGGTGTCACACTCGGCTACTATTTCTGCGGCTGTTGGGGTTGGCATACGCCGGGAATCCTAAAGTGTTGCGTTCCCTGGGGATAAGGCAATTCGCCAAAATCGCCCAAACTCTCGCAGGAATGCGAAAAAGGTCAGAACTCCTCGTCCTCCGGCTCCCCTGTCACACCTCGTCCGGCAAGGATCTCGCGGGTGAGGAACGTCTGACCGCACTCCAAGCACTTGCGGCGCCGGCGGATTTCTCCCAGGGAAGAGCGGAGGTCCCACGTCTGTCGAACCGTGGTTCCGCGCTTTTGACAATACTTGCACGGGAACCCACGCTCCCGCTTCAACTCGAGAGGCTCGCCGGCTTTCGGGTCGGGGAAAGTGGCGCGGTTCTCGAACTCATTGGGGCAAGGCTTTCTCGTAAACTCGAGCTTCTCGTCCTTCTTCTCTTTGTCCTTTTCCTTACCTGCCATGAAACACCCTTTGGGTTTGATTGATGATGGAAGGCACCCCCTCCGTAACAAGCTGAGGAGGATCAGTGCGATTCTGAAGGCTCATAATGTCCGCTCCCACGAGCGCAAGCACCTCCGCGTCGAAGTAGTGGTTGGGAGTGTTCTCGGGAGACACCTTCCAGTTGAACATCGTCTGCCCGGTCTTCTTCTGTGTTTCCTGTACGAGCTGCTCCGCCACCATGTGGTGGTAGTATTCCTCTTCCATTCCCTGGGGTAAATGCCATTTGCCCGAGCGCACCTGGCGATGAAGCCGGGATTTGAAGTGTCCGCTGTTGATGTTGCAGAGCGGAATGATCACCCCAGCCCGCTCCACCTCTCCCCATTGTATGGGCTTGACAGGGCGAGAGGCACCCTTGGAGGGGATGCACCCGCTGTCGCGGCAGAAGTCGTACACCTCGATGGTAACGCCTCCGTCTCCAGAGTCGATCAGTGGAGGGACGCTTCCGAAGGGTATCTCTGAGCCGTCGCGCCGCTTGTACGTACTCGAGAAGAGCACCTGGTAGAGCGCGGGGAACCCCTCGATATACCCGTGGCGAATGAGCCAGCTCTCCATGTCCGCGCCCCACGCGCGGATGACATAGTAGAAAGTGAGGACGCCGGCGGGCCGCTGCACGTCCACCCCAGCCGTCAGCACCCACGCCTCAGGCTCGGCCACGGAGTCGTCAGGTTGTGCCGTCTCACATGCGCGGATCTCTATGCCCTTCAGCTCGTGGACTTTGGTGCGATACTCCTCTGCAAGCCAGGAGTTGACAAAGTTCTGATACTGAGAGGGAATGGGGTGCGTGGTGAGAAATTCGCTGGCGATGCTGGAAAATGAGCATTTTTCCCAGGGAGAGTAAGCAGTCCAGCAGAAGTAGCCCTCATGATAAGAGGGAGGAGGGGCGTTCACTATCTTGCCGGCTTGCACCTTTGCCCCCTTCGGCACCCAGATCCCATCGCGGAGCATGGCGGGCTTGTGGTGTTCGAAAATCTTCTGGCCGCACTCCGCGCACTGATACCAGGCAAGATGCTCGAAGCGGATCTTGTTAGGGTCTTTATGCGCGCCCCACTTGATCCCCGGCCCGCTCTGGGAGTTGTTCCCGAAGATCAGCGTTTGGTAGTGTCGGCAATGCGGGCAGGGCACATGGTAGAAGTGTTGCAGGCTCTGCTCGAACTCCTGGGTGATATAGCCGTCCTCGTGTGTGGGGGTGGAGGCTATTATTATCATGGGATAGGCGAAGGTCTTGGTGCGCTCCTCGGCCAGCTTGATCGGGTTCGCCTCCTTGATCGTCCACTCCTCATACTTGTTCACCTCGTCCAGGGCTATGCGAGCCTTCGGTTTCGAGGCGAGAGCTGCTGGGGAGCGTGCGGAGGCGAAGTCGAGCACCATGCCGTTGAGCCGAATGGCCTCAGCGGTCATTTCGTGTTTGGTGCCGTGCCAATACTTGTTAAGCGCGGGCGACTCTTTGATGATCCCCTGGTATCGCTCGAAGTTGAGCGATTCGGCGTCCTCCTCTCGAGCCATGACATGGAGTGCGTTCCACGGATCGGTGGCGAGCTTCTTCAGCATGTAGTAGATAATGATGCTCGTCTTGCATGTCTGAGTGCTGAACTTCAGGGTCATGCGCTCGATGTGGCCGGTGTCCAGCCGGCGGAGAGGGTGGATGACAAAAGGGGTGATCTGGAGGTTGACGGGGCCGGGCGTGGAGCTGACGACGCGGGGGAGCACAAGGTTTTGTTCTACCCACTTGTCCGCTGGGAGCTCGGGTTCAGGCTTCCACGCCTCCCGCTCCCATTCATCCCACAGGAAAGACTTGGATTGCTTTTTCGAGGTTTTCAACGGCGTTTTCACTCTCCTGGAGAGAAGCCTTTGCCACTCGCAACCTCCCGCGTATGGCGTCCATCGCGGAGGTCCTCAGGGCGAACTTCTCGAGCGCGGACACGGCGAGGTAGATTGGGGTGATGTCCACAGGGGATTCCGGGGTGCTGCTGTCGAGGCACTCTCGACAAGCGTAGTAGAGTCCGCGAAGGAGACCATGCATTTCGCGTGCGTCTGTCTCCGCCTCGGGCTGTAGCTGGTCTTCGCGCAATCGGTCCATATACACCTCACATCTCACTAAACTTGGTACATAGTGCTCTCATTTTCTTAAGCAGCACTGTTTCGATCTCTCGGGCTGTTAAACCCACTAAAACGTTGCAAACTTGCTTTGGCACCGCCATAGCGTGCCTTTTCACCGCATGTATGCGTGCCACGTCGCGCTCCTGCACCTTGGCAATGGGCATCACCTTGCCCACCGCCTCTTTCCACTCTAACTGCGCCTTCTTGGCCGCATACTTTTCCTTCATCTCCTTGTAGTTGATGCGGTCATTCACGGAGAGAGTGCTGGGGCGTCGTTTATCCCCAGAAAACAGCCCCCGCTCCATCATCCACTTGAGGAGCTCCCTGGTAGGCCAGCCCTTCATCGTCTTCTCTATCCCTGCGCGTTCGATGTACTCCTTGAGAGCTCCGCTGCTACGGTCGCACTCGACGGCGAGTT